TCACCTTTGTCGAATTGATCGACATCGGTTGGTGTCAACATCATACCTAATGAGTCAATTACAAATAACACTTTAGGACGTTCACCGTCTTCCATTGCTTTATAATCTTTCATAAAGGTTGATATTGTTTTTGCTACATCATCAATCATACTCATGCTTAACTTAAGAAGTTTTTCTTCTGAAGTGTCCACACCAAGTGCATGTAACCATGCTTCATCAAGTGCATTCTCTGTGTCAATTAAGACTACAAAGATACCCTGATCTTGTGCTGATTTAACAATGTTGCCTGCGGCAAAATAAGATTTGCCTGCTCCTGATTCTCCTGCAAAAACGGTTACCTTACCTAGAGGGACTCCTTTATTAAAGTCTCCGCTGATAAGATAGTTCAATGCAAATGAACCAGTACTAACCCAATCCGTTGGGTCATTGAATCCTATTGACAAGCCGTCAATGGATTTTGTTATGTCTTTTCTAAATTTAGACACGTCAAATGGTTTAGCCAAAATATACTCCTATCGTATTGATTGTTTGTTAATGATTCTATCAGAATTAGAAGGTTTGTCAACTATATCTGGGCAACTTTCTGCGATTTCGTCAATTTCTAAATCGTGTGGAAAATGCCTTAATATGCTTCTTGCCCTGTCTCTAATGAGACTGGGAACCCTAGGCGTTTTGCCAGGGTCACATAGTTCTTCTAATAATTTAGTACCTTGTTTGAGGGCTCTATACCTCTCAGTTGGTATGGTCATATAAATCTCCTATCAAAGTTGGGAGAGATATTTCACTCTCCCGTTGTCGATCTACTAGCTATTGCTTTGTCTTGCACGAATCATTGCTAGAATGTCTTGTGCTTTATCGCTAGATGTATCTGTAGATGCCGCTTCTGCTACGGGAGCAGGAGTTGCCTCAGGTGCCGCTTCTGCTACGGGAGCAGGTGCCGCTGGTGCTGGTGCTGGTGTCGCTACAGACTCTGCTGGAGCAGTTTCTTGTGACGCACTCGCTGGTGCTTGAATACCGTATGGACGATAGTATGCACCCCATTTGTCAACATCGTATGGACGACCATCTACTGATGCTTCGAACATTTCTTTGATGACCCTGAGTTCTGCTTCACTTGGCTTCTTAGGTAAGAAGTCTGCTAGATTGAATAGACCATTTGCTTCAATAGCCGCTTGTTCTACTTCAGTCAATGCAGATTCTTTACGTGACCAATTTGATGTTGAGTAATCAGCATACTGACCTTTAGTCGTTTTCTTAATGTTGAAATCAAGTCCACGAACGTAATCAGTTGGTAACTCTTCCATTTCTGGATCCATCAATGATGCTTTGATAAGAGTAAAGATTTGTGGAGAGATAACAAATCTACGAATTGGGTTCGCAGGTGTTTCATCTTCACCGATAGGGTTTTGACGTACAAAGCCTTGAAAGAGATAACTTCTCTTCTTCCAGTATTTGTTAGCCATTTCTTTTAGAGTTTCGTCTTTGTACCAAGGACGAACTTCCGCTAGTACAGGACAATTTTCCCCAAACATCTCTACGCAAGGAACTTGAACAGTTACTTGTTTTGAGTTTATATCACCTTTAACACCATTGAATGGTAGTTTGATGACTTGTCTTTCAATCCAAAAGAAAGAGTTCCCTGTATCAGCATCGGGCAAGAAACGCATAGATGCTAATGCACCTTCGTCCATTTTCCAATGCGGATAGATCGCTCCATCAGATTGTGGGTAATTATTACCTGTCGATTTATTTTCTTGTGCCGCGAGACGGGCACGGATGTCAGCTAGACTTGCCATATTGTTTCTCCTATAATGTGCTTTAATTTTAGCTTTCGTTTAGTTGTCGCAAGACCGAAGTCTCACTAGTGTAGTTTTTGTTAAAAACAATTTTTGACACATGAATCTATTATACACTA